AGTTTCAACATCTTTTTTCATGTTCTTTGGACCCATATCTTCTTTAGCCTCGAATGATTTGCTTTCAGTGGCTTCTTCTGCTTTACTACCTTCTGTCATTCCACCCTTAGCATACTTCTTAACTTTGCCGCCAGATTTCATTTTAGCTTCTTCTTTGCCTTCACCCTTAGCATATTCTGCTGGTGTGATTTTACCAGACTTAACTGCCTTAGCTTCTTTTAATTCTTCTCCGTAAGTTTCCTTACCTTTAAATAATTTGCTAGCCATACCGCCTCCTTTAAGTTTTGCGCATCCGCATGATTTACTCATTAACATTTCCACCTTTTTAGTGATGCTGCTTTACGAGTAGGTTTACCATTTTCATCTTTCATAGGACCCGGCATGCCTGACATACGCGCGCAGAACGATTTCTTACGAGGACCACCTTCAGGCTGTGGAGCCTTTAAATGAGAACCTGTTGCAGCATTATACTTTGCCCGACCTTTAGCAGTTAGTCCAGCACCTTTATCAGTTGCTAATTTCTCGCCACGACCTACTGCTAGTGTTGGACCACCCTTTTTAAACTTCTTGTCTTTATCAGCGGCAGCGAAGTCTTTACCTACAGATTGCTTAATCCCAACTTTCTTAGCGAAGGCTGGATTGTTTGCTACTGCTTCCATAAGATTATGTTGTTTCTTAGATACACTTGGCATTATAAGTACCTACCTTTAGTTTTCCCTTTAGATTCAATCCCATGTCCACGAACTATTGGCGCTTTAATTACTCCGCCTTTTTTATGCCCGCTTTTCCATACACTACCATTAGGTCCCATATCGGGTGAACTTGACGTGTCTTGACTAGAACTATCAGCAGTAGTATCAGGTGATGAACTTAATATCGCTTTCCATGCATCAATATCTTTGTTAGCGAAGTCTTTTACGCTTTGCGCTTTATTAGCAACCCAATCTTCACCTTGTTGAACTATTGATTTATCACCTTTAGCCATATTATTTACCTACATGCTCAAAAAACCAAGCAACGCATCCGCCAACAAGAGCAGCAGCACTACCCACAGCGATAAGCATACGCCAGCCTCCGTGAGCAGCAGACAAAGTTTCATTGATTTTGGCAAGTGTATCTTTAATTTCGCCCATATCTTTAAGCATTTTATCCATATCGTTTTGCAAATGCTTAATTTCGTTGGCATGAGTAGCTAATTCCCTAGCTGTTTCTACGTGGTCAGGTATACTCATATATTATCCGTAGCAGACTGTGGCTGAAGATATGTTAGTAAAGACCGCATACAAACCTGTGTATGCTAATATTCCTTCACCGGGAACAATAAGTTGGAATGGCTGAACACCAGTTAATGTTTTTGTTTGCCATACTATAGGACCAGTAGTATCGGTACCATCATAAATAACTATAGAGCCAGCTGTACCATTAGGTAAGAATATAAGATTTTTCAATCTACAGCGACCAGTCACAAATTGACCTGTTGCAGCTAAATAAGCGCTTTTTACATCATATTGCATTGTCATAATTAATCTCCTTAGTTTAAAGCGGGGCCGAAGCCCCTAAGATTAATTAGTCAAAGTTACCGTATGGGTAAGCTGTAGTTGAACCAATAGAACCGTCAAGTTGAGTATATCGAACAGTTACATATAATGTACCACTGTTTGGAGCTGGAGTACCTGTACCTGTTAGTGCTAGTGTAGCTACAACTTGTGATACTAATGATGAGTATGGACCTGAACCTTGACCATTTGCAGGTGGGTTAGTGATATCACCTGTAGTATTTTGCATTGCACTTATGTTAGCGCCAGTAAGTGTAACAGCGGTACGACCTACAACAACTAAGTTTGAAGTAACTGTTAATGTAGCTACACCATATTGAGTACCGTTGAATTGGTTACCTAAGTTTACTACTGCACCTGTTAAAGCACCTGAAGTAACTCCGATAGTTGTACCTACATCTACAAGAATATCATTAATGTTTGAACCATATGGTAAGTAAAATACTACACCGCGATATGTAAGTGTAGCAGCATCTGCAGTAGGTGTTACTACAACAGGAGGATATACTGTTGCTGATGGGCTATATACTGTACCCGGAACGTTTGGAATGTTGTTTGATTGAACAAATTGACCTGAAGCACCGGGATAACCCACAGTACCTGAACCAGAAACGTTAGCAAAGTTTAAATCTGCACCTTGAACTAACTCAATAGAACCCACATTACGTAGTGGACCAAAACGATTATCACCAGCTAAAACTGGTCCTTCAAATGTACTTCTACCCATGATATACTTCCTTATGCAAAAGAGCCTTTACCAATCGTTGCATCGTCTGCTGGGGCAGTGGCGGTAAAAGCAATTACCCAGATAGATGAATAATACTACTTCTACAATTTTGTGCAAGTATTTTAAGGAATATTATGCCATATAAAGACATAGGTGTACGGAGAGCAGTACAAAAAGCACAGTCTAAAAAGTATTACGAAGCGAATAAAGAAAAAGTAAAAGCTGCGAGTAGGCTGAGTAAAGAGCGCGCCAGAGCTAACTTTCAAGAATTTAAAGCTAGTTTATCTTGTACTCAATGTGGGCAAAATCATCCAGCCACTTTAGATTTTCATCACTTAATTCTACATCCAGATAATCAGAAAATAAACGTACTTACTAAGGGTGGTGCATATACAAAAGCTATTCAAGAAATTATGGATAAGTGTGTTGTGCTATGTGCAAATTGCCATCGAATTCATCATCATGATGAACGGTCTGAAGCCAAAAGAAAAGGGGCCGAAGCCCCTTTCAATCAATCTAATTACTTAGAATGAACCTGAAGAACCATACATACCTAGTGGGTCAGAATAACCGAAGCTATAACGTTCACGAGATTTGTAACGGACATTACCAGTATCGAAATCACCGTCCATGCTATTTTGCATAGGAGTACGTTCGAAATGTTTCATGCCGTTAGGTACATCAGTAGTTAAGAACCATGCGTTAGTATCTGTAAAGAAGTGGTTAATTGTGTAACCATCTGGGATAGAACCGTTGTTCTTAATTGCGTTGATGTCATTGTTGTTTGTACCAACACGCAATTCAGTTTCAAGCAAACGAGTTGCAACGAATTGTAGCGCTGGTGGAACAATCAATTTCTTAGGTTTTGCAGCGATTAATAGACCACGTTCATCAGTCCAAGCAGCGATTTGAATAACAGCATTTTCCAATGAAGTTTCGTTCAAGTCAGCTTGAGTTGATGGTGTGTTAGCATTAACGCCACCGTTTACTAATGGGTGAGCAGCACTGAATAAAGATACGCCATCGCCGCCAGTATATTGGGCAGAGAAACCGTTGTTTAATACAGCAGCAGCTTTAACTTGCTTAGTATATGCCATAGCACGAGCTAGACCCTTAGTATAACGAGCAGACAATGAGTCATACAAGTTATCTTCGATAGCTTCTTCAGTTAAGCTGAAGCCAAGGGCGATAGTTTCGTGGTTGTAGCGAGCAGTCCATGCTTCTTGAGCATTGTCATAAGCGATTGCAGAACCTTCGCCTTTAACAGGTGCAGCTGAGAAGCCAGACAATTTTGTTTCTTCTTCGAAAGAACGCTCTGAAGTTTCTGTTTCATAAATCTCAGTGTGTTCTTGACCGTAGCGAGCATACTCTAAACCGAACAATGCGTTCAATCCGGGGAGCAACTCTTTCAGTAGTTGTGCGCGTGAAATAGCCATTTAAATACTCCTTAATTAAACTGCAGTTGCAGAAGTGTAGCCGTGATAGCCGATATTGAACTTCACGAGTACTTCTGGATACTGTGTAAACACCATTGTTGAACTTGCTACGAAAGCTGTCGTTGGTGCCGCATTGATAGTAACGGATGTAGCACCTGCAGTCGCTGCTGCTGATACGTATGAACCGCTTTGAATTAACTGACCAGTAGCATCTAAGGTACTAACATCTGCACCTACAGGTAATGCGAATGGTAAAGCACTAACTGTTAATGTTGTTGATGCGCCAGAAGCAAAGGTTACTGTACCTAAGTTTACTGCTGAATCACGAACAATATCAACAACACGGAACGGTAAAGTTGCTGTGCTTAATGCTGTTGGAACTAATACTGCAGCTAATGAGTCGCCGTTAGCA